CGTTTAATCCATTCCACCCCATAGCAAGCCATTCTGATAACCTATTGCCTAGATATGCCCTCTCTAAAACCAATGCTTCACGGCCTAATGCCCTGTGCATTTCTCCGTTGCGCCAACCCCAAACAATAACGTGTTTACTCGGAACATTATATTTTATATTGAATCCCTTATTGCACAACCCGTCCACAACGTATTCCATAATAGGGCGATTAAAATATCTTACCTCCGATTTATAGATTGAAATGTCCATTATAAAGCGCCCCGCAATTCAGCGCGAGGGAAGCACTCAAGTGCTGTTTCCCTCGTGACATTAATAACCGGAATCCTTATTAATGGCGCGGCATCTTTGAATGCCTTTATAAATTTATCGTAAGGTGAAGCCCTTTTCAGTGGCGCGGGGTGGTCGCCAAACCAGTGGGTTTTTTTATCTGTTATTTTCATATCATAGCCCAAAAGCAAGATGCGCTCCGGCTTGTGCATCGCGGCAAGATTCAAAATCTGAAAGCCAGAATTATAGCCGCTTGCCAAAACATTTTTATCGCCCCATGTTAAATCACGCTTAACGGGGAAGTATTCAAGCCCATATTTTTTCGCGGCTGCAAAGTCGCAAGAAACCTTTCTTCCCTTAAATCCAGCTATCCCGTCCTTGTGATAATCCCAAAAATCACCATCAGCCGCATAAAGCAAATCAGCAAAAGGGGCTATTAAATAGCCATTATTACACACAAAAACAGTTGCCTTACCCTTGCAGTAATCAACATCGTCCTGCGTCAATGACGCGCCGGAGGCTATGCAAACTATCGTGACCATAACGCAAACTGTGCTATTTTAAACTCGTCTAAGTTTAAATGATGGTCATCACAATAAAATTCCCTTCGCGTTTTTCTTCCGCACATAAGAGATTCGCATATTGAAACAACACCAACATTTTCATTTTGTTTTTCTTTTAATTTGTTGGAAAACTTAACGGTTAAATCGTTCCTTTCTTCTTCCGTCCCCTGAATAGGCCAATCTGAATTAGTCTCCAGAATCCATGTTGTCGCAATCGGGGCATATATAATTACCTTTGTTTTGAAGTTTGCGAAAAGCTTTTCCGCAAATGCAAAGAGTCTCCCAGAAACCAAATCTATATCTTCGTCCGTCTTTATCCGCGTCCTAATGTCAATTTCTCCAAACGAAAGCATTATTAAAGATATTTTTGTCCCCTCACGTAACTCATCCTCAATTTCCGCAAAAACGCGAAGCCCCCACTTTCCAAGACAGCCTTTATCATCAAGAAGATTATATGCTAATGCCGCCCCAAGATGACGCACACAGGCATTCGGTTCGTTTTGCCAGACAAGAGAGTGGGAATCTCCAAAAACGAAAAGCATTAGACCCTCTCGAATGCAAGCCAAGTCCCGTTTACATAAGATATATCATGTCCGGCAATTCTGTATTCATGCAGCACTTCCCGCACATCCACAGTCCCTAAGTCGTGATAATCATGCCATATAATTATCCCGCCCTTGCGTACCACAGACCGCGCAAGCTTTGTGTCGTTTTCGACTCCGCGCCGGCTATGGTCTCCGTCAATAAAAACAGCATCACAATACGGCAAACGCTCTAAATCATAAGAGCCGTTCTTTGTAACGTGCAGCGTTACGCGCTTATCATCTAAAACCTCTTGCCCTGCAACGTCCGGCACTTCCTTTCTTTGCACTTCCTTTGCGGTCACATAGCCCTTTAAAACATCTATTCCAAAGTATTCCTCAATGCCCTTTACTTCGCGCAAAATGGCCTTTGCCGTCCTGCCTGTGTTTATTCCAAACTCCACTACAGACTTTGGCTTAACAGAACGAATAAGCTCACATAGGGCTTCTAATTCGTTCGGATTCATGTACCGATGCGAAAGACCAGTCCAATCAATCCTATGATATTTCAAGTCAACCTTTGGCAACATTAGCATTTATAAAACTCCTTATTTTCTGTTTCGCCAAATCCATATCTATGTCTTTTTTGCAAGAGCACTGTTTCGAGTAGTGGTTACATTTGTGCATTGGGTCTATTCCAAGATATGCGCCCTCGCCCTGCGAAAAACTAGAGCTATTTTCGTAAGCCCCGAACACACAAACAGCCGAAGTACCAACGGAACGAGCAGCCGGAATGGCAAACCCTGCAGAGGCAAACACAAGTGCACTTCTGTAAATAAGCGCGGTAATTGTTTGAAAATCTAGCTCCCCGTGATGGTATTCCTTATCGGCTTTTATATCTTCGCTAACCGCCCATTCAACATAGGGAACCAAATCGGCAACTGACACAACAAAAAATTCATCACGAATATACCTTAAAAGCTCAACGTATTGTTTCTCATCTGGGTTTCTTTTCTCGCAATTATTCCACTCAGTCCGAACGACAAGCGGGCGATAAAATAGGATTGGCTTCTTTGCCTTCCATAATGCGATTAAATCATCAGCCTTTTTCAGCCACGCATCAGGAACATTAAAGCTAAAATTTATGTTTCTATCATCAAGCCCAGTGTGCCGAAGCATTGCCGCGACAACAGACCCATAGTTATTTATCTCATCGCCAGAATATGTTATTTTAATCGTTTTTCTTATACATGGGGCTTCGGAAACAAACCCATCTTTTTCTAAATCGCGGTTTCGCAGTTGCGTTCTTAATCTTGTTCCCCGCGCCACGCAATGAACAGGCAAATCAGCATACAAAGAAGGAAAACTAGTTTCGAGCCAAACATCATAAGCCTTTACTAACTTACGAATAATCGCAAGTTGGTGAAAGTTATCGCCGAACCCATGCATACCTTGCACATAGATAGGCTGTTTAGTCGTGGTTAAAGAGCCATTCGCTCTTGACGTTGAATTTACCGTTTGCGACGGCGTCAATCGTCCCCGTTCCTGTAAATACATATTGATGGTCGCCCAAGTCTGTTGTCGTATAGTCGTAATAAAACTCGCCCTTATTGTCTCCGGCAATCGCCGCAAAGGTTTCGATGGTTTTTTCTGGCTTTTTTATTTTGACAGAGACAGTCGCGGGATTAGCTAAAACACCATCCTCATCTGTGAAAGAAGCCG